CAAAAATGGCAACAGCTTTTGCTCAAGAAAGAAGATTTTTAAATCTTACAGGTAGCCAATCAGGATTGTCTGGAAGCAACGCTGGCATATACAGAATAGATGTTCTACCAGAACAAGTTCCAACACCCCTTTCTATAGGTGGCATGTTTGATGAATTTACATCCTTCCTACCCCCAGACTTGGTAGCTGAAATAGGTGGGGCAAAAAGAATTGCAATGAGTGGAATGCCCACTGGACATGGCCCAAGTAGAAATAATGTAGCCGATGAAATTTACTCAATTGTTCCAGGAGCAAAGCTTCCAGAAAGAATGACACCAAAATCACTTAAGGCATTACTAAAAACAGACTTGCATGGTAAAGGTGCAATCACTGCTGGGCAAGATGATCTATTTAAAGAATTGCTTGATATGGGAGCAATTAAACTAAAGAACTTTACGCCTGATGGTGACATTCTTACGACTCCACCTAGACTTTTAACCCCAGAAGTAGAAGCATTAATTGCAGATGGAAGAAGCTGGAATAATAAAAGAGCAACAGAATTAAAAGTTACAGAAAAAGAAAATCCAGATTATGCTAAATTATATGATTTACAAAAAGAGGTAGCCGAAGAAGAATTTGCTATACGAATGAGTGGGGAACGGCTAACGTATCCCCATCCGCCAAAATACCAAGCACTTTACGGTTCAAAACCTACTCCAGAAAAAATGCTTCTTGACAAACATGGTGCAAATGATAGCCCGTATTGGAAGTATGCGAGCGATAGAACATATTATGAACATGAATTAGCCACATTAGATAAAGCAGAAAAATTTGGTGTTTCACCACGAGACATTCTTGCATTAAGAACTTATTTAGAAAAACCGCTATATGGTCATTTACCTAACTTAAATGGACCAATTAACAGTCTGGTTGAAAAATTTATTATTCCAGAAGGAACAACTTCATATCGTGGCCTTAGCGATGTAGATTTAGAGGCGCTGTCTGGTTTACAAATAGGAGAATCTTTTGTATCTCCAACAGTTAGATCCATAACTAATGATTACGATGCTGCTGCAAAAATTGCAGCATTTGGTGGAACTAGCGGAGGAAAAACAGACGCTGTAGCAGTAATAAACTTTGGCGAAGGCGTAAAAGGAATACCCGACATTGCTGCATTTGCTGAATCCCAAGGATTAAGTCACGAGGGCATTATTGCCCCCAATACAAAGTTTATACTAGAAAGCTTTAAACCAGCAGCTACAACAGCATCAAGATATGAAAATCAAGTAGGAATTCATCAAATAAATACTGTTCCAGGTGAAGGTGAAATAATAACAAAAGATGTAAATGAATATGTTTTAAGAGCAGTTAATGCTGATGCAATTTCAATTCCAGCAATTAGCCCAGCAACACCAATACCACCTGTTGCTTTACCTGACCCAAAGATACCAAAAATTATAGAGTCTAAGATAAGTGCTTCAAAATTAAAAAAATTAACTAAACTAATTGATGAAGACTATGCCCCAAGCAAGTCTGATACACATAGATTAATGATGGCAACTGGAGGACTTGTTCCAGGACTTGGAAATAAAGACACTATTTCAAGCATGCTTACCCCAGGAGAATTTGTTATTAAAAAGTCAGCAGTAGATGCCTATGGTGCAAATAATCTAGCAAAAATAAATGACGGTATTTCTACAGACTCTTCAGTGTATAATTATAGTTTAAGTGTAAATGTCAGCGGTAACAATTTAAATGCCGACGATATTGCTAGTACAGTAATGCAGAAGATTAAGTATATTGATGGACAAAGAATTAGAGGACAACGATAATGGCAACAACAGCATACATGTCTGGAAGACGCAGGTATCAAAGACCACAGGCAATGCTATGGTCTGATAATGCAGGAACAGTATTAAACGGTGCTTATGTCCCAACTGGATATGAGGTAGGAACCGATGCTCCAGAGGCTACAGCTTCAGAAGTAGATCAGTTCTTAATAATCTCAGATCACAATAGACAGCCTATTGATTTTAAACCTGTTCGTATTGAGAAGCGTGAAAGAACAATTAATGGAAGAATGAGATCTTATCATATTGCAGATAAGATGACAATCACCACATCATGGGATAACCTGCCATCAAGAGCATACCCATATGTGGCAGACTTTGGAATTGCAACTGGGCTATCCCCATATAAAGGTCAAAGCCCATCTCAAGAATTTACAGTAGATGGTGGAGCAGGTGGAGCAGAGCTGTTAGACTGGTACGAAAACCACAAAGGATCTTTTTGGGTGTTCTTATCATATGATAAATATAAAAACTTTGATGAGGGCGAAACCCAGTTTAATAATTTAAATAAGTATAGCCAAATCATAGAAGTCTACATATCTGATTTCTCATACTCTGTTCAAAAACGTGGCGGTACTAATATGGATCTCTGGAATGTATCTGTAACCCTGGAAGAGGTTTAAGTGTTTGTAAGCGAGGCACTGAAGGGTCATCTAGAGGCATCAGCGACCGTTAGGCTGCAGAGTTTAGTCTTGGCTGAGTGGAACATGAACATGCCAGATAACATCTTTAAACTGGGTAATTACCGATATAGACCCACAACCCCATCTAGTAAGTTTTTTACACTTCCTATAGACTTTGACCAGCTCGATTCTGGAGGGTACTATACTGGAGCCACCGATTCTAACGTAGTAGTCAATAGTGGTTTTAATGATGATATAGTAAATCCAATACCCCAGATATTTAAATCTACTAAAGATAAGATGAAGATGATCTATTCTCTGGATGATTGTATTAAACCTTTTAGACCTAGATCTGGAATTAATAAAGCATCATACTTTAAGAATAGATTCTTAGCTAATTCTGGAGCAAGCCTTGCTGAGCGACCAAGATACTATATGGCCTCAAGATATGATCAATTTAAATACTGGACTTCATACAGAACAGAAGATAATAGCGAATATGGAGTTGCAAAAAATATAACTAATGGAAACTATTACATTGATGATACGGCTCCTTTTGTTGTATATAAAGATCCAGTTCCCGCAAATAGAATTGTTATAAAGATGCAAACCAATGTGGGTACGGCAGATTTAGGACCTTTTAAAGATGGCTCTAAGTTAATTGACGATCCACTATACGGAAGCATTAATCAAACAACACCAGATAGGTGGAAAGTACAATACTTAAAAGATAATAACTGGGTAAATGCTTATTCATTTAATGAAAACTCTTTAAGAGATAACGGGTCTAGCATTATCGGTCCAGATGGATACTTAGAGTTACAGTATGGAATAATTATTCCAGATGATTATAAAGATATTTTTGTATACGCAGAAAAAATTTCATCAATAACTTTACTGCCTCAAAAATCATATAATGGTTATGCATACTTAGTTCAAGAAAATTCATCAGATGTTGGAACATTTCATATTTGGAACTCAACAACATCAGCATATGAAACTTTTGTTCCAAATTATGGTTGGCAAGTAGGCTCAGAAGAAATCAAATCTCAAACTGGTTTTATTAAAGATTTAACAAATCAAGATTTTTTTATTGATGACATGAATCAGTCAACTGTTTATCGTGAATTTGATTATGTTCGTGGCATAAGAATTGTTGTAGAAACAATGAATAGGTTTGATTCTACCTTTGATTTAATTGAGATGTCACCAAGATTAGTAGTTGACATTTCAGACAAAGTTACCGACTTTAAAATTACAAAGATTTTATCAGATGTAGGAATTACATCAATGCCAGTTGGACAACTTTTAGCTTCAACTGGAACCCTAGATATATTTGATGATGATCAAGCTTTTAACGAAAACAATACATCAAGTATTATTTCTAAGTATATTAGAAAAAACATTAAGTTTAACTTTTATGAAGTTGTTCTAGATGTTGCTGGCTATGATTATTTTGTTCCCATAAAAACTTTATATTCAGAAGGAGTTCCACAAGCTAATGACAATGGTGCTACTCTTTCATTGACATTAAGAGACCTATTCTTTTTCTTAGAGTCAATGCCTGCCCCAAGAATGCTAACAACGCAAACATCTTTAAGTTATGCTGTTAGTTTAATTCTTGACTATATTGGTTTTAGTAATTATTCTTTTAAAAGAACTGCTGGAGAATCTGAAATGGTTATCCCATATTTCTTTATTGCTCCAGATCAAAACGTTGCAGAAGTTTTAAATGAGTTGGCTAGAGCAAGCCAAAGTGCAATGTTCTTTGACGAAAACAATAACTTTATTGTTATGAGCAAAGACTATTTAATGCCAACAGAATCTCAAAGAGCAACAGACTTCGTAATCTCTGGATCAAATAATCAAACCGATACTGGAGACATAGTAGAAAACGCTTCTTCAGGAAAGCAACCAAATTTAATCTCTATTGCTTCACAAGATAAAAAGATTTATAACGATGGAAGAATTAACTATACAGAAAGATATATTCAGAGATCTTTGGGTAAGTTAAAGCAAGCATCTTTAATTGATAATGATCAAACTTGGATATACAAATCATCACTATTATGGGAAGTTGCGGGAACAGAGATTGTAAAAGCTAAAAATGAATTAGCTCAAAAACAAGGAAACTATGTGCTAGGAGCAATGCCATTAAACTCTGATCTATCTTCAGAAGCCCCAAGTGTTGTTTCAGGAGTATTGGTAAACAATATAATTGATTTTGGAGAAAATGTTTATTGGTTAACAAGAAATCAAGGATACTTTTATTCTAATGGAGAAATAATTAGATATGATGCAGTTCAGTACAGCATTACACTTCCACTATGGTATGAGATAAGAGCAGACGGAAAACTAAGTGATACAAATCCTCAGATAGTTCTTCCTGGAAGATTAGCTCCATCAAGCATTACTGACGATACTGAAATACTTAAATGGAGAAATACACATAAGCAAGGAAGTAGTAATGTTTGGATTAGTAGTAATGAAGAGTATCAAAAATACTTTTCGTCACTGCCATTTAATGGAAAGATCTATCCAACTGGACTAGTTAGAATATACTCAACACCATACTATGAAACAATCGGAGATGTTGTTAGGTTAAAAAATGGAGCAGTTGTTGATCATGGTCGAGGCCAATTTAATACTCCGTTGGCTTACCATACAGCAGGCGTTAATCCCTATTGGTCAAATAATGATTATGTTAGGGGATGCAACATGGAATCCCAGTACTTATTTACCAATACATTACTAAAAGATATTGCCACACCAACCACAGTAGTAGGTGTTGCTGGAGAAAACAATACTTTAGCAAAACAAACAACACGTAATGGAATCATTAAGAATCTTATGTCAACAGCTTATTTAACTGAAACTTCTGTAAATAATTTACAGTCAACTCAAACAGGAACAGTCCAATCTTCAGCTCTTGTTATAAATGGACCTTCGTTTAAAACTACAGAAAACCCAATTAACTTTGTTTCTTATGTTTACAAAGAGCTAGATAATGCGTATAAGCATTTTGGAACTAGAGTTCGTATTATTGGAAAAACTGAAAACAATGCTGTCAAATTTCAAACACCAACTGGAAGCTCAACCTATTATCAGATTGCTGGTACTAACACAGATCAAAATCCTAACATATCAGGCGCAGGTGGAGGCATTGCTGTACTTCTTAATCCAGAAACAAATAACGGATACTATTTTGAAATTACCGCACTTACTGAAAACAATATTGAATCTTACTTTAAATTTGACAATGCAGGTAATCCAAGCATTGATATACATAATATTGTTTTTTATAAAATTAAAAAAGATGTTGATGTAGAAAATCCTAAAGCCATTCCAATAAAGTTATGGGGAGGATTAGGAGCGATAACAATTGATGAAGGTTCATTTGTTGGACAATATAGACTTGCTGGAGAAGAAAATCCAACGGTATATGATCTATCAGTAGAGTATGAAGATATTGGAAAAGTTAGAAGGTTCTATCTTTATATTAATAATAAAATAATTCAAGTAGTAGAAGATACTGACCCGCTACCAATTTACAACAATATGGCTTTATTTACTCGTGGATCTGCTAGATGTATGTTTGAAAATGTTTATGCACTATCTGAAAACTACTCTCAAAATACAGTTGCATCTACTTCTCCAGAAATTAATAATGTTTTTGGACAAACTCAAAATTCAAATAATTTTAATAGAGAAACTGGACTATTTGGAAAAAATGAAATAAATGAAAACGAATCATTTAGAAAATATGCTATGAGCGGTGTAGTTCAATCTACCTACCTTAATGGAATAAGTTCTCAACAGCCACCAAAATATAATATGTATTTTGAAGAGTTTGGATCAATCATGAGAGAATGCTCATACTTTGACATTAAATATGACCGTGCATTTCCAGCTCTTTCTGCTCAGATCTCTCCAACTTTTAATAAAATTAAATCATATGTGATTTCAGGGTTTCAAGCAAACTCTTATGGAGCAGAGTTTTTAGTTTTTAATTCTACAGATAAAGCAATTAGTTTAGACGAAACTACACAAAGCTTTTTAAGAATTCAAGGAATAACATTTACTCAAGATACAACACACGAGCTAACTGTTGATGAGTTTTTTAAAAAACGTAGTAACATGTCAGACCCAGAACTAACTGCAACAAATCAAATTATTTCACCCTTTATTGAAAAAGAAAAATATGACAGGATTAGGCAAAGCAGAATGACATATGGAAAAAATGAATTTTCTATTGACAGTCAATATATTCAAACCCAAGACAGTGCTGAGTCTTTAATGAACTGGATTATTAATAAAGTAATGGAACCTAAAAAAATAATTGGCGCTAATATCTTTAGCATACCAATATTACAATTAGGAGATATTGTTACCTTAGACTATAAAGATTCTAACGGATTGGATTTAGTTACAGCAGACTCTACAAGATTTGTTGTATATAATATTAATTATAGTAGAAACCAAGATGGCCCATCTATGACTATCTATTTGAGTGAGGTGTAGCATGGCTGAAACTAATTTTTCTAACTTATCGGCATCTCCATTAACACCAGCTGACCTTGCTAACGCAGCTATTAATTTTATTAAACAAAATTCTGTAAAAACTGCCCCCATAGATACGGTTCTTTTCGATGATGGAAAAGTGGCACCAGAGGCTATGTTTGATATTGTCTTTGAAAATATTGGGGGGCATGAGCTAATTAACATTGCCAGAAATGACACTATTAATGGTCAAGTTATATCTAATAATATAATTAAAAACTTAACATCAATTCAGCAACAGTATAATCCATTAAATATAATTAGCCTACAGGGTTCATCGGATAAAATATTTAGTAACTTTCCTATTAAGCTGGAAGAAAAGATTCCACAGGTTGGAAATGGTCCAGCAGGAAGTAATATATATTTCGATGACTCTGGAGACCTAATCATAGAGTTAGTTAATCTTAACAGTGATGAGCAAGTTGACGTACAAATTGGCGTAAGTGGTACAATATATGAAGCATATTTAGGAGAAGCTACATCATGATAACTAATACTGGTAAGACTATTATTGGCAAATATTTATTAGGCCAAGCACCAGCTTTTGCTTCTTATATTGCTGTTGGCTGTGGACCACAACCGTTTAAAACTTCAGAAGATCTTATCGTCGATTCAAATAAAGAGAATCTAGATTTTGAAATGTTTAGAGTCCCAATATCTTCAAGAGGGTATGTACAAGAAAACGGTATGAATAAAATTGTTCTTACGGCTGAATTGCCAACGGAAGAAAGATATGAAATTACAGAAGTAGGGCTATACTCAGCTGGATCAAACCCTTCAGCTGGATCCTATGACAGTAAAACAGTTTTTGCATTTACTGATACAGAAAACTGGGAATACCATACAGAAACTGCTACATCACCAATTCCAACTATTCCAGTACCACTTGATACTAATGATGATAATAACATCACAGGCTCATACCTAATAAACTCAGATACAAAAGAATATGATGCGGTAAATGGAGTACTAACAGCAACACCTGTATTCCAAGCTAACTCTGACAACAGCATATTCTATAAAACATCTAGAGCACTCAGATATGAAAGATGTAGGTTTTTAAATAATACTATTTTGATTCAGGGTGATACATCAGACTTAGATATAAATGCGGTTGCTGGTCCAACGTTTGGTCATTTTGATATAACTAGTGGATCTCATATACACTTAACTGGCGTTAATCTTGATTTTGATAAAAATTCTTTAAAGGATGAGCTAAGACTTGCTTTTTCTTTAGTTAGTAAAACTGGTAGTGCATCAGGTCCAGATACCGTTAGAATTTTAGTAGACTTTTCATCAAATGATGAAACAAATTCTCCACAATTTGCAAGGTTTGAAGCTAATTTAAATAACGGATCATCTTTAAGTGAGCCATTAGATGATGAGTTTGAAACTAATAGATACTATGTGGTATCTAAACCGTTGCAAGATTTGTATACTTCTCCTAACTTTAGTTGGAATGCAGTAAATGTTGTAAAGATTTATGTATCAGTTATTGATAACGGAAATCCATCATCAGATTATTATGTAGCATTAGATGCACTTAGGCTAGAAAATGTTGCAACTAAGAATCCACTGTATGGACTTACTGGGTATACTGTAGTTCAAAACACAGGTGGCGAAACAATTATAAAATCACCAAATACAAACAACTATGTTGAGTTTAGATTCTCTATTGGAGTTTCATAATGGCTGATGCTAATATTAAAAAAGTAACAGTAAAAAAATCTTCGTTACCACCAATTGATCATGATAGCCAAAAATATAATATTCGTTATAGGATTGTATCTGAAGATAAAAATAGAAACTCTCATTGGTCTGTCGTTTATAATAGTGGTCAATATGTAGCAGATACCTATACTGGCTCAGTATCTAAAACTGAAAATGTTATTACTGCAGTTTGGACAAAACAAGAAGTGGTAACGCAAGAGTCAGAAGATAAGTATGACTTATTCATAAGTTTTGATAATGGCCCTTATGCGTATCGTGGAACAGTATCAACATACTCTTTTACATTTTTAAATCAAGGCATCACAAACTATAGGGTTAGAGTACAGTATGCTTCATCAAAAAAACAAATAAAAGCAGCTTTTTTGGTTTATGAGTCTGACGTAGAACCAATCTGATATAATGTAATAGGAGGAATAAAATGGCTAAACTACCACTACCTGAGCGTGGTCAACCACTAGATGTTACGTACATCTATCAATTGGCAGACACAGTAAATAACCTTTCAACACAGGTTTCTTCTGCAAGCTATAATTATACAACTATCGATACTACAAGTGCCGCAAAACAAAGTGTTAAAACGTCTGATGCCAGAGTAATCGGTGGAATTGTAGGGGTTGCGGACAATAGCACAGTCACTGCAGCAACAGAAAAAACATTTTCATACGACTTTGTTGGTGATTTTAAATATCCACCAATAGTTTCAGCAACCATTATCAATACAGGAAATACTTCAGCAGGACAAAATGTTTCAGTAGTTTTAAAAAAGCCAACCACATCAAGAGTTGAAGGCGTTGTTAGATATGGTGCTAATGGAAACTTATCTATAGATGTGCACTTAATTATTGTCGGAATTCCAAATTAGGTTATTATATTGTTGAATTGTAAAAAGTGTAATGGCAAAATGTTTATTGATAGACAATATACATCTACAGATCATTTAGAAACTTATTGCATATCTTGCGGGACAAGAGTATTCTTTCACCCACCAAGTGCAAGTCAGGAAGGTAAATGGCTACTGAGAAAAGAACAATTAAGGGCGAAGAGTACAATAGCCAATCTGTAATTAAAGGTAATCAAAAAGTTTGGTTCCTTAATGGAGATTTAGTTAGGCTTTACCATAGCTCAAGATCAACTGGTTTAGTTTCTGTTTACAATATTACAAAAGATAGAATAGAAACATGTTTAAGAGTTGACTTTAGAAAAAATAGAGAACGAGCATATACTGTAGCAGAAACTGCTAAACTTGTCAATAGACATAGAAAATATATTCCATCACTAATTAAACGAGGAGTTATTCCTCCACCAGTTGGATCAACTTTAAATGGTGAAAGAAAATGGCAAAGAAGAGCTTATTATTCAGAATCGCATGTAAAGGAGATCCGTGCTATACTTGCAAGTATACATATTGGACAACCAAGAAAAGACAAATTAATAACAAATAATATGACTCCTACAAGCCAAGAGTTGACACGGCGAATGGGAGACGGTATACTTACATATACGAAGACAGAAGATGGTAGGTTTATTCCTGTTTGGTCAGAGAATATTTAAAACTATGAAATGGGTGGGGTATGGAAAACGATTCAACAAAGGTATCAGTAACACTAGGATATACGCTTAACCTTGGAAATTTTCAATCACTAAGATTAGATCTTGGCATTGTAGATTCTAAGCGTGGAGAAGAAACAACTAACGAAGCATTTGAGCGTGTATATAAGTTTGTAGAAGACAAGCTTACTGAAAAGATTAACGAAGCTAAAGAGGAAATTAACGAATAATGGCTGATCGCAAAGACCGAATGGCTTTGCTCAGTAGATTTAACAAATTATATCTTCAACGGTATGAGCAAAAGTCTAACATGAATATTAATGTTGAACAGTGGGCTGCTGATGGCCTAGTAGAGTCATATGGTATATCGCAATGCTATGATCTATTAGACTATTATTTTTCAATTGCACAAGAGCCTAGTTGGAACTACTTTGCTTATAATGCTGAAAAGATTTTAAATGGCAGAGCAGAAGTTGAACAAGATAAAAAAGAAAGAGCAGAACGCAGACGAATGGCTAAGGAGTGGTTAAGTGAATAATACAGAAGCAAAAGTAATATCTGCAGTACTTCAAGATAAACAAATTCACGTACTACTTCAAGCAAATGTTGAAACTCTTTTAAGAACACACAATGATATCTGGAACTTTATTCGTTTATATTCTGAGAATAACCAGTCACTTCCACCTGCAGAACTTGTAAGAGAAAAGTTTCGTGATTTTGAACCAGTAGTTGGCGTAGGTGCAACTAAGCATCACTTAGCAGAACTTCAAACAGAATATTTAAATGATAGCCTTAAAGACATTCTTCGTAACGCAGCAGGAGAAGTTCAAGTAGGTAATGGTACTGAAGCCTTAGAGCATCTCATTACAAAAACATCAGAGCTTAAAAAGAACACTGCTGCTATTCGTGATATTGATGCTACTGATCTTGAAGATGCCGTTGCGTATTATGAAAGAGTTGCAAAGCAAAATGAACTTGGATCTGTAGGAATTAAAACAGGTCTGCCAGGATTTGATAACTACTTGCCTGCTGGAATTATGCCAGGCCAACTTGGTGTGTTTCTTGCTTACCCAGGAATTGGAAAGTCTTGGATGGCTTTATACTTTGCTGTACAGGCTTGGAAGCAAGGCAAGTCACCAATGATTATCTCACTTGAAATGAGTGAAACAGAAGTTCGTAATCGTGTGTTTGCTATCATGGGTGAAGGCCTATGGTCTCATCGTAAACTAAGCAATGGTGAAATTGAAATTGATATGCTTCGTAAGTGGCATGCTAACAAAGTAGAAGGTCGTCCAGAGTTTCATATTATCTCAAACGATTCTGGCGGAGAAGTTACTCCATCAGTTATTCGTGGAAAGATTGATCAGTATAAGCCAGACTTCGTTGTTGTTGATTATCTTCAGTTGATGAGTCCAAACCAACGTGCTGATAATGAAACGGTAAAGATGAAAAACCTTTCACGAGAACTTAAACTAATGTCTATTAGTGAAGAAGTACCAATCATTGCTATCTCATCTGCTACACCTGATGATGTAAAAGATCTTAGCACTCCCCCAACACTAGGACAAACAGCATGGTCTAGACAGATCTCATACGATGCTGACTGGCTATTAGCACTAGGTCGCCCTGTAAATAGTGATATCATTGAATGTGTATTTAGAAAAAATAGAAATGGTTTTATGGGAGACTTTTTAGTACAGGTAGATTTTGATAAAGGATATTACAGATATAAAGACTATGAAGACAAATAATATTTATACGGAAGATCAAATCAGAAGAGTTCTTATTGGTTCAGGAGTAAATATTGAAACTGAATTTGGTAATGACTTTATAATCTTCTGTCCATATCACAATAACAGCAGAACTCCTGCTGGAGAAGTAGCCAAAGATAGTGGGCTATTCTTTTGTTTTGGTTGTCAAACAACTAAAAACTTAGAAGAGTTTGTTATGCATATGTCAAATAGGACATACTTTGAAACTGTTCGATATATAAAAAGTAAAGAGCAAGAGCATAACATTGAGATGTTAGTTAATAAAAAGCTAATCGCCTTACCAGAGTTTGTTCAGTATGACGAATCCATTCTTAATAGATTACATGATCAATTAATATTATCAGATACAGCAAAGTCTTATCTAAATGGTAGAAAGATTACTATTGATTCAATGAAAAAGTTTTCTTTAGGATACTCAGAAAAACAGGGAATGGTTACTATTCCAGTAGAGTCACCTGACGGAATGAAGATTGGTTTTGTAGGAAGATCTATAGAAGGCAAGGAGTTTAAGAATACTCCAGGATTGCCTAAAGGAAAAGTTTTATTTAACTTGCACAGAGTTAAAAGTTCTAGTATAGTGTATGTAGTTGAATCATCTTTTGATGCAATTCGATTAGACCAAGTAGGTTTCCCAGCAGTCGCAACGTTGGGTGCTAATGTATCTATTTCACAAATTAGATTATTAGAAAAGTACTTCAATAATGTTGTACTAGTAGCGGATAATGATGAGGCTGGTAGCATAATGAAAGATAAGCTAATTGAAAAGCTTGGGTCTTTGGTTAGTGTTATCACCTTAGAAAAACAATATAAAGACATAGGTGATATGGATGATCAGTCAATTAGGAACTTAGAGTTTCAGTTTGACAAGTCTATATTGTCTATGCTAAACTAATATAAACAACACGAAGGAGAAAAAGATGAGCGTAGTAAAGGGACTCAAAAACATCAATGCCCTGCTCGACAAGCCAAAGTATGACGAAAACTCA